TACAAAACTCTTCAATCTATCTTCAATGTATCCTAGAAATCCATTCACACGCTCGCTAGCACCACCGTGGTCTTCCTCAGACTTACAGCGCCAGCATGCTTCGGGCCATTGTTCATTTAACTGTTGCTCTTTGATATCAGCAAATGGATCAGCGCCTGCACTTGGCACAAATGTTCTGTCGTCAAGACTGCAACAACAGGTTTTAAACACAGGTTCTGAACTGAATTCAGAATAACGTGTGTCTAGTGTGACATAGGGATATATGCACAGTGTGGGATTTTGTTCTGCCCACAACAGGCGTTGGTCTACAGACTTTTTCAGTGTGTCGGTCATACTCTAAAACTTTCTCCGCAACCGCAACGGTCACGTTCATTGGGATTGAGAAATTCAAATCCTTCATTTAGGCCGTTGCGCACAAAGTCCACAGTTACACCTTGCAAATAAGCACAACTCTTGGGATCTACATATATTTGACATCCTGCACATTCAAAACATTGATCTTCTGCTTTGGGTGCGTCAACATATTCCAACACATAAGCCAGTCCTGAACAGCCTGTGGTTCTCACACCCAGTCTGATGCCCACACCGTGCCCGCGACGAGTCAGTGTTTGTTGTATTTTTCTAGCGGCTATTTCAGTTAAGGATACCATGATTTCTTTGAACAATATGTATTGCAAGCAGTCAACTGCTTGCCGGTATCAAATGTATCTATTATACGATTGAACCAGTCAATACCTTTTTCCAAGGTGTTAATTTCCGTTGACCCTTGCAGTTGATGCACATCATTCACATAAGTAGCAGTTGATTTGCTAAAGTTTCCAATAAAACAGCAAGGATCTATTGTGCCATCGGCAGCAATATACATACTTATCGGTCCCCAGTCGTGTAATGCTTTGCATCTGACTTCATTGTGGGGTACTGCTGGTAAATTACGAGCCCCGTGCCGATTGATCCATTCTTTTGTGATTTGGTCTGGATACGTTGTACCGGTGTCTTTTTTAAGTTCGAATACTTTTTGTCCGTTTTGATTGTATACCGGACCCCAGTTTCGACCATGATTTCTCAACTTGAATTTTCCAAAACCCAGTTGTTCACTGCGCCTGCGAGCTTCATCAATTTGATGACGATTGTGATCAAATTCAGTCATGCACCAATCTGCTCGACCTCCTGCGGCAATAAAATATTCTGCGTTACGGATCACTGTTTCGTACAAGGTATTCTGTCTATACAGGTGATGTGTATCTTCTAAGCCGTCAATACAAAACTGTATTTCTACATCGATGGCAGCCAGTTTCTGCCAGAACTCCCGCCCTTGTGCACCCCCATTGGTAAATGCAGTAATGTCCAAGGGCTTTTGTCCTGCACGACCGTGTTGTCTAAACCAGGCCAGAATGTCCGGAGTTTCTGGGTTCATAACCAAATCTCCGAGGTTTCCGTTTATCAACACACAATCCAATTGCGCCACCACAAACTCAGGCACAATTTGTTTGATTTTATCCAGGGAGAGATTCAGTTCTTCATACCCAAAGTTATAAGGAAACCCGTGATAGTTCCGTAAGCACATTGGACATCTGGCATTGCACAATGAACTGATTTCTATTTGTAGCTCTCGTATGTCGTTGATACTAACCATTAATCCTGGCCGCAATATATGTTACAAATATTCAATTGACCATCAGTTCCAAAGGTGTCTATCACACGATTAAACCAGGCAACGTTTTTTTCTAATGTATCTATATTTTCTCTTCGCAACAAAGATAAATCATTTTGATTCCAGTTGTTGCTGGGCTTGGTATAGTTACCAATCAAACAACAAGGGTCTAGTGTACCATCAGCGGCAATGTACACACTTACAGGCCACACAGTCAATGCTTCGCAGGTGATTTTTTTATGAGGTATAACTTTAGGATTGCGATCTTGCTGATTTACCCATTCGGTTGTGATCTGGTCAGGCAACTGATATCCATTAGCAGTTTCTTGTTTGAGTACAAACACTTTTTTTCCATGCTGATCATACACAGGTCCCGAGTCTCTTCCGGTATAACGTGTGAAGAATCTATCAAACCCCAGTTTTGTACTACGCTCACGTGCTTCGTCAATTTGATGCCGATTGTGATCAAATTCAGTCATACACCAATGAGCACGGCCGCCGGCAGCCATGTAATAACCAGCGTTGCGTATCACTGTTTCGTATAGCGTATTTTGTCTGTACAAGTGATGTGTGTCTTCAAGTCCGTCAATACAGAAATTTATGTCTAAGTCAAGTGCTCCAAGTGCTTCCCAGAATTCACGTCCGCGAGCACCCCCATTGGTAAACACATCTATTTTAAAATTCTGATGTCCGTGTTCACGAAACCAAGCTAGAATTTCTGGCGTTTCGGGATTCATTAACATGTCGCCATAATCGCCATTGACCATCAGATGATCCAGTTGCGCTACTACCGACTCGGGAACAATTTCTTTAAGTCGAGCTAGTGAAAGATCTGTCTCTGCATAGCCAGTGTTGTGGGGGAATCCGTGAAAATTTCTAATGCACAAGGGGCATCTTGCATTGCATCGTGAGCTCAACTCAATATTGATTTCTCGTATGTCATCAATGCTAATCATTCAATGTCGTTTCCTGTAGTCTTCTACTGCGGCCTTGATTGCGTCCTCTGCTAGTATTGAACAGTGAATCTTAACAGGAGGTAATGCTAGTTCTTCGGCGATTTCGCTGTTTTTGAGTTGACTGGCTTGGTCGATGTGCATGCCCTTGACCCACTCCGTAACAAGGCTTGAGCTCGCAATAGCCGATCCGCAGCCATACGTTTTAAAACGTGCATCTGTAATAATACCTGTATCATGGTCAACCTTTATCTGTAGTTTCATTACGTCGCCGCAAGCAGGTGCGCCAACCATACCAGTACCAATATCAGTATCAGTCTTGTCAAAAGATCCGACATTTCGGGGATTTTCATAGTGATCTACAACTTTTTGTGAGTATGCCATATTATTGTGTACAGGTTCTTTCGCGGTAGATTCTACCGTCGGGTGTTTGCACTTCCTTCCAGGGTGTGCAAGATTCTTGTGGCACGTAGACAGGTTGTTGTTGCACAATCACTGTGTCTGCTTGTGCAGGTCTATTGGCAATAACAGCACCTACTACTCCGCCAATGATTAATGGTGCAACCCAGCCACTGTGTCCGTAGTATCTGGCATGTCCATGATGACCGTGGTGGCCATGTCGCCAATGTTGTGCTAGAGCAGGCACAGTGACCATTAACAATGCTAGTGAAATTAAGATCTTTTTCATAGTGATCTCCTTTAAGTTATTATACTATATATAACGCCTAAAGTCAACCAAATGTTGACAGTTTTGATTAAACGCCGCGGGATTTGTTCATTGCCGATTTGGCGGCATTGGCAACTATGTCTTGTGCTTTGTTCACAGGCATAGCAACCGGTTCGGCAGGTTCGCCTTCACCTTTGAATATGATTTCTTGTGCTTCTGGAGTCATTGGTTCTAGTACCGAACTCAATGGAGGTTGTCCCACAATCTCTTCAATGTTGTCTTCGGTAACATTAATGCCCAGACTTTGTGCTAGGCTGATAAATGCACCTCGAGAGATTTGTTTTTGTGCGCCTTCGTCGTCTGCACGTCCGGCAAGAAAGTTGACCAGCCCTAACAGTTCGTCGGGGCTGGGTGTTGTGGATTCTGTTATGAATTCACGGAATCGCATTATCTACGTGCTCGGCCCAGACCAGCACCGCCTGCGGCTGCTTCTGGTTCTGCAGGAACTTCAGGAGGCATTGCGCCGCCCATTTCTGGAGCAGGAGCGGCACCCATGTTGGCTTGTACATCAACCACACCAGGAGCAGTGGCCATGCCAGCGTCAGGAGCAGGTGCTTGACCTGTTACCACGCCCAGGGCTTGATCCAAGGCAGCTTTGGCACCTTGTAAGTTTTGTACCAGGCCAGCAAGAGCGGCTGTGGCATCTGTGTTGAATTGTGTGGCTTGATCAATGCCCACTTGGTTCTTGATCGAGTCAACTAGAGCTGGTAATTCTTTGAACTGTAATTCAGTTACATCTTCCAACATGCCTTGCATTTTGTCAACCATGTCTTGTGCGGCCAACACAACTTGAGCTTGTTGTACTTCGCTTTCATTCAAGCGAGTCATCACACGACGCAGACGACTTTCGGCCTGCATCATGGCAGCACCAGCAACAAGTTTTTGCTCATCAGGGTTGAGTGTTTGACCACTTTGGCTCTTTTTCAAAGCAGCAGCCAGTTTGGGATCTTTAACTTGCACAGTGCTTGGTTGTGCTGGCTTGGCGCCTGGTGCGGCACCAGCAACTGGAGCAACAGGAATAGCCTCCTCAGCCATGCGTGTGGTCAGTGCCTGTTCCATCATTACCAGTTTAAGGTAACCTGGGTTTTGTTGGCTCTGATATCTAGCAGACCCTGAACGATGCTCACGTAGCAAACCTTGCACACGTTGCAACAGGTGCTGAGTTTGACGCGATGTTAAACGATCAAACTCAATGTTAGAACCAAAGTAACTTTCGAAAACTTTAGCGATTTGTTTTGTTGGCGACGGGGCGGCCAGTTCTTGCAGTTTCATTTGAGAATCCTCTAATTTGCATATATTTAGCCGAAATATCCGCCGCTAGGCTATGTTTTTTGGTATCTAGCGTGAGTATGTATCGTGCTAGATTGTTTTGGTTGTGCTGATCAGCAATGCACCAACTGATAGCACTTTTTTTGCTACCAAATGTTATAGAATCTTGATTTTTAATATTAACTATAAACTTGTAGTCTGTGGGTATAATATTGTATTTTCCAAAAGCTAGTATGCCGCCGCGACCATCATCCACAATCAATTTATCAGTTAGATTGAGTAGTTCTTTTGCGGCAAAGGCTTCTAGCTTGTTTTGTTTGTTCATTTAAATACATACGTTGTGACTAGCCATCCAACAGTGGCCAACAGCATGCCAATGATACCCGATCCCCAAGTGACCAATTGATCATTACGTTTGGCTGCCATTATTTGCACCATGTCATGCACTTCATTAATGGTGGTTTTTAAACTGTCAACATTAGATTCGAGAGTCTCTAATTTAAGTTCAAGTAACTTATATCGCTCAGCACACAATTCAACATGTGCTTCAAGACTCTTTTTCTCAATATCAGTTGTGTCCATTATAGGCTCCCATCATTTATTTATGGGTTCAAACCAAATGTTCTGATCCGGGCCGTCAGTTACCAGTGTGTATTGAGTTGTGAGTGTTTCAGTAAGTCCTGTGAGCATGGGTACTCCTGCGCACTCTGCAATCAGTCCAGATAGGTCAGTGTTGTAGACTTCTGCATGCTCTACAGAGAATTCAAAGCGCCATTCGCCTGGAGCACTGATCACTGGCTCTACATCAAATACTTGTGTGCGCAGGCTGATCAACTGATTCAATGTTTCCCAGTTGCGCTGTTGATTTCTGGCAAACATCCACTCGTGTTGATTGTTAATAGTGTTTCCAGCATCGTCTGTAAATGGCACCTGGCTGGGCCTGTAGTGTCCAGTTACGCCAGTAGGTGAGCAATCAAAAAGAGTTCTACAGAGTATTCGCATTATAGGAGTATTTAACGGCCAACAAAAAACCCAGGATATTTCTAACCTGGGTTTTGTTGTTAATCAGTGAATGATTAGGTCGATAGCTTGAAGCCAACGCTTGTGCAACTATCCAACTGATAACCTGTGAAGGTGATGTTGGCAGCACTCAAGAAACCAGCGGCTTGTGTGCTGGCATTGCCAAAAGCGCCTGTTGGGTATGTAGCAAAACTCAACACAGTACCGTCAACTTGATACATTGCAATTGTAGAAGTTTGTTGGATAGCGTTGATAACGTTAGCAACATACTCTTGCACACCTTGTTGTGACACAACAGTAGTGTTGGCAACAACGCGGAAGAAGTCCAGTTTAGGACCAGCAGGTTGAACCGGTGTAGCGGCAGTAGAAGCGGATGGAGCAACGGGACCGTTTTGTACGTCTAGTGCAAATACCGGTTGTGCATCACCATTTACGGGGGTAATATAAGCCATTTTAATTTTCCTTTAAGTTTGTGGGTACGTTGACCCTACACTTATTTACCAAAGTGACTGAAATCTTGTCTGTTATGGTATAAATTGCCTACTTCTTCATCACTGTCAATAAGTGTTTGTAGTGCTGTATTTAGTTGATTCTGATTGGCAAGAGAAGGGATCACTTGGAAGTTTGACGGCAGGACTCCGAGATCTTCAGACACTAGTTCTAGATCAAATCTAGTGTTGATCGCTTGCAATCGTTGATTGGTAGTTAATATAGAGATTGCGGCGTTTTTTAGTTCCGCAATATTTATTGGTATTTCTCCTGTGAAGCAGTCTTCAGAAAACAGTGGATAACGATCGTCGGTGTACTTTTTAACAAAATGCCATTGTTGGGTTTTTACGGCGCAATAAAAACTTGTGATCTGAGCAAAAACATTCCGACGATGTAGTCGTATCAGTGTACATTGATTCAATAGAGGTTGTAGGAATTGCTGAATTTCTGGTGTGTATTGGTGAGAACTGCACATGACCTTGGCAACAAAGTTGCCTGACGACCTATTAATAAAATTCACAAATGATATTGCATGCTCTACATATAAAAAGGCTTCGTCGAAATTTGTTAGTCCTTTTTCTTGTGCAATCCAATCGCATAGTGCCGTAGATCGTGTTCTAAATGATGAAAAGACGATAATAGACTTATTGTCTGGCAAATCAATATTGATCATTGAACAGGATTATTACGTTGTCGGTTTTGAGCGGCAAAAGCATTGGGGTCAAAGCGATTCACAGCTTTGGCATAGCCTGCAGGAGTGGCCATGACCCAGCCTTCTTGTCCAGGATGTTCTAGATCTGCTTGCTTTAGGATGTCCATCTTTAGATCATGCAATAGCAAGAACGCTGTAAATGCCGCTGCCAATGCAGGGGTATTGCTAGTGGGACTTTCCAGGTACTCCACAATGTTACGGAACTTGCTGGGAGTTACCTTGCTTTGTAACCATTCACCAAACTCGGGCAACAGTGTTGCAGGGTTCAGCGGAGCACCAACCTTGGTATTGATATAGTCCACACACAGTTTGGCAAGGTCTGTGATCTTGTGTGCTCGTAGTTCTGCAGGATTAAACAAGGTGGCAATGTCAGCACCATCTGTACGAATTAGTTGTTTGAGTTGTTTGACTTTGGCAGGCTCAGCAGCCAGTGCCCGAGGCGTTGCAGGACGCTCTAGCATCAAGCCTGGAACTTCA